CCTTTGATGCGATGAGTTGCTCGTCGTATAGGTCACTCGACAGCATGATGTGCGGCACCGTCTCGCGTCCGTCTATCTCATCGCGCACAACCAGACACCCACCGCCAGCATGTATGCAGAGGCTCTTGATGTTATCAAGACTCCAGTAGATACGCGGCTCAGGGTCATAGTCAGGCCCGTCACCTGCGAAAGCGGCATCCTGGAGGAGCGTCTTTTGGGCTGCCGCAGCTGCATCATCGTAGCTAATCCACGTGCTGCCAGATGCGTGTGACCGGAGGACGGCGCCGGTGATGTGACCGATGATTCGCGCCCAGGAGTCAGCTTTTTCGCCGAGCTCTGCGGCGAAGGAGTCCAGATGACCAAGCGAGACGCAGCGGATGATGTCCTCTGAGTATGGAGCCCGTGCCAGGTCGTCATATCCGAGGTCGGCAGCAACCAAGGTCTCGATTTCCCGGTCGGAAAAATGCCGACCGAGTTTCTGCCAGAGCGCCTCTTGCTGCATGACGGTCAAGAGCTTGCTGTCCAGCACTTCGGCGATTTCCTGCATGATCCGTGCCGCTTCTGCGAGGGCCTCATACCGCGGGTGCTCTCCTGACGGCTGCGAGTAGTACCAATCCAGACCCGCGCGCAGCACGTGAGCAACGGCGACAGCATCGAGCGTGGTCAGCTCCATCTTTCTGCCAACATGCTCGACCAGGTCGCGCACCGCCTGGCGGTCAGTTGTCCGCATTTTGGATGCCCTGACTGTGTAGATGCATCCGTCTTCTTCGCCGGCATACTCTCCATATAACACTACCGGCACGTCTTGCTCGTAGTGACTGATGTAGCCAACTGCTGTGATGAGCCGTCCGTCAAGCGTGAGCACTTGTCTGACAGTCTGTCCGTCCTTGCTTTGAGAGGTCTCACAACCCCCGACCATCGTGCCTGCCAGGACGCCAGCATGACCGTCTTGATCCAACAACTCCGCCGTCTCCTGTGCGTCAAGCGCCTTCTGCTCATCAGACCGCTCTCCGAAGAGTAATGTCTCAGCGTAATCGCTCGCATCCGTGTAAGTCTTCACCGCCTCAATGCGTGGATCCGGCTTCCGCTTGTCACGCTTGAGAGCCTTCAGCATCTCTTCCTCTTTGTCCGGCTGACGCGCGATCGCTTCTCGGTAGGTTCTGTCTAAGTAAGCCCGCAGCAATTTCTTCGCTGCTTCTTTTGCCTTTTGTTCTGTCGTCTTCTTCGCCATTGTTTTGCATATCCTTTCTTGCAGGTATGTTTGTTCCTGCATCATTAATATGGGAGAACGCCCGGCACGAAGAAGAGGCTTCTCCAGAAGCAAAAACCGGAACCCGGTTCCGATTTTGATACCAGTTCGGAAAAAGAAAAACCGGAACCCGGTTCCGGTTTTGAATCTGTGTGCTTGCTCTCCCATGTTCATATTTCAGTTGGATGAAAAACCCATATTAATTATGAAGTGATACAGTAAAGGAGGTGCTGAAATGCACGAAATCAGATACGAAAAAGCATTCACCGTCCCGGGCACGCCGGTGCCGAAGGGACGCCCGCGCGTGACCAAGACAGGACACGCATACACGCCCAGAAGGACGCATGACTATGAGAGACACGTTGTGGAGTGCTACGAGCAAGCGCTCCCAGGAGATGAGCCCATCCCCGCCGGCGTCCCGGTGGTCGTCGATATCCGGTGCATGATGCCCCGCCCCAAAAGCATGACCAAGGCGCAGCGCCAGCACGCGGAGCACACGAAGAAGCCGGATGTGGATAATTTGGCGAAAGGCATCCTGGACGCTTTAAACGGGCGCGCCTGGGCGGACGATTCGCAGATTGCTGCATTGATGATCATCAAGCGATACGGGGATGAGCCGGGTGTCCGCGTCAGATGGACACCGATGACGTCCGACAACTTAGTAGCAAAGGAGGAAGGAAAGAAGTGAACAGGAAGCAGACACTGTATAAGGTAAAAAAGGAAGCGGTTGCAAAGGCTCTCGCTGATGTCGAGAGCGTCTTCGGCACGTTGGGACAATGGGCAGCGCACCGCTACTTCCGCCTCAGCCTCGGCCAACTGGAGAAGCGCCGCCGGGGCGAGATCGAGTGGGGTCTGGATGAGCTGATGATCTTGGAGAGGCTTGCAGATTTGCCGCCCGCCACGCTGTACACCTGGACGGGGCCGACAGAGCCCATCCCAGGCGGATGGAAAGAGGGAAAGGAGGAAAGCTCATGAGACGCGTAGAGTACTTGTATGACCTGATAAACAGTGAGGAGCTGGATGAGCTGCTGGCGCGCAAGGGGCCGAAGTGGGTTGCGAAGGTGACGCACGGGAGCGCTAGTAACATCTGCCGGCGGAATAAACTCCGGGTGCCGTGGCGGCTGGAGGAGCTGATTGCAATCGAGTTAGCTGCAGGCCATGAGCCGGGACGGTACTGGACGCTGAAGACGGATACGGTGCCGTCCCGTGATGAGCGGGAAATCGAGCTGGATTCCCTCATCTTCTACGAGGAAAGCGTTCGGACAGTGATGAAGAAAAAGAAAGACCAGAGAAAAAACCGGAACCCGGTTCCGGTTTTGAAGTGATCTGAGCTGAGTTCTGGGAAGTGTACGGCCAAGGAAAGAGGAAAGGACTAGGGGCGGGCCTGTCGTAGAAGACGGGTCCGCCTTTGTGGCTATATTCAGGGGAAGTGATATACCATATTAAAGGTGACACCAAAGAAAGGGGCATGTCACCATGAAAGATCTGGAAATCACTATCGACCTCGTGCGGATGGCGCTGCATGAGGGGCAGACACTTAAAGACTATCGGGCACTCTGCCGGACGCTCGGCGTCGAGATCAGGAGCGGTCAGAGTAAGGTCGCTCAGCTCAAGCAGCTTGCGCGGTGCTGCGAGTTCGTCCAGGAAGGACGCTGCTACCGCATCGTGCGGATATACGATGAGATGAAGCCGGACGATGACGGAAGAAGAAAGCGCGGGGAATCGTACAAAATCGAGGCAGCTATCCTCAAGTATATGAAGGAACACGGGCGGTATACGGGTGGTATCAGCCGGATCATTGCTGATGCAATGGACTACAGGTACGGCAGCGACGAGCAACTGGCGGCCGTGCGTCTGGGCAGGTCATGCCTGGACATGCTGGCGGCTCGTGGACTGATCGACTTCGAGGAGGAACTCCTCTACGTGGACAAGGTGCAGCGCAGACCGCTCACAATGGCTGAGCAGGCGGTGTACGACGCTCTCTGCGCGCAAGCCGCGGCACGGTGCGAGGCAGAGCGCAAGCGCAGCCGCACTCTTCAGGAGCGTTGCGAGAGCAGGGAGTACAGTAAGATACTGTCAGACCTGGTGAGCGCGCACATGCACTGCCGCATCTATCAGGAGTACACCATCGAGTACGTCGGCGATTAACCCGGGCGTCTGCCGGAACTGGTAATAGTTCCCAAGTTGGCTGATTGCGTTTATATATTATATGGGGATAAACAGCCAACTTGTTAAAATCGCTCATAACCTGTGCAAATTTAATAAAGTTGGCTGATTGCGTCTATATATAATATATATACTATATATATTACTATATAGATGCACGCACTTAGCCAACTTCTCGTACGCAGACTGTCCGACCTGTTAAAGCGGTCAGCAGCATGGGGATTGCGCCACAAGCCCAACACCACCGCACGCGTTTAGCAGGTCACACAGACCACAGGCAAACCACAGACCACGTATGCAACCAGCTCCACCGGGAACGCCGGCCGGGCTGGTTTTTGCGTGCACTGGAATCCCATATTATAAGATATACAAGCTAAAGGGGGACCATATGGAACTCGTTCACGAAATCCAAACGCTGCCCATCAGCAGCCTGACACCTTACGAGAAGAACGCGCGCCGGCACGCCGCCGACGACGTGGACGCGATTGCCGCCAGCATCCAGGAGTTCGGATTCGCCGACCCGATAGGCGTCTGGGGAGACCGGAACCTCATCGTGGAAGGTCACGGCCGCCTGCTTGCGGCGAAGAAGCTGGGCATGACAGAGGTGCCGTGTATCCGTCTGGATCACCTCTCCGACTCACAGCGGAAGGCTTACGCCCTGGCTCATAACCGCACCGCGGAACTGTCCGACTGGGATGCGGAGCTCCTGACGCTGGAGCTGGGCGACATCTCAGACATCGATATGACCCGTCTGGGTTTCGACTTTCCGGACGGTGAAGAAGCCGCCTCCTGGTTTGACCGCAGCCAGAAAGACGGAGCGGCACGAGAAGAAGGCAACAAGGACTATAACGAGTTCTTGGACAAGTTCGAGGCGAAGAAGACTACTGATGACTGCTACACCCCGGACAACATCTACGACGCAGTAGCCGACTGGGTGGTCAAGGAGTACAAGCTGGACCGGCAGAACTTCCGGCGCCCCTTTTACCCCGGCGGTGACTATCAGCATGAGCAGTACGCGGAGACGGATATCGTCGTCGATAATCCGCCCTTCTCCATCTTGGCGGAAATAATCCAGTTCTATAACGATAAGGGCATCCGCTTCTTCCTCTTCGCTCCTGCGCTGCTGCTCTTCTCTTCTTCTTCTTCTTCTGCTTGTGCGATTGCTTGTAGCGTGTCAGTTACATACGAGAATGGTGCGAAGGTCAGCACATCCTTCCTCACTAACATGGAGGACCTGCGCTTCCGGACGGCCCCGGATTTGTATGCGGCCGTGCATGCTGCTGATGAAGTTAACACGGCAGGCAAGAAGCTCCCCGGCTACTCTTATCCGCCTGAGTTGGTGACGGCATCGATGCTCGGTCAGTTGAGTAAGTACGGCGTCTACTTTGCGGCGGGAAGAGAATCCACCGCAAAGATAACGAAGCTAGACAGTCAGCAGGGAACAGAATCACAAATCTACGGCAATGGCTACTTAATCTCGGAGCGAAAGGCAGCCGAGAAGAAGGAAGCAGAGCGAAAGGCAGCCGAGAAGAAGGAAGCAGAGCGAAAGGCAGCCGAGAAGAAGGAAGCAGAGCGAAAGCTCGAGCACGTCTGGACTCTATCAGATAGAGAGAGGGACATCATCCGCTCTCTGATCTAAGGAAGGAGGACACATGCCACGACCACGAAAGGAAATCGATTCAGCGCAGTTCGAGAAGCTCTGCGGGCTCCAATGCACCCTGGCAGAGATATCCGGCTTCTTCGACTGTTCGGAGGACACGGTTGAAAGATGGTGCAAGCGTACCTATAAGACCGGATTTGCGGAGACATATAAAAAGAAGAGCGGCGTCGGGAAAATCTCCCTGCGTCGGTATCAGTTTAAATTGGCAGAGCACAACGCAACCATGGCCATCTGGCTGGGTAAGCAATGGCTCGGGCAGACGGATACGCCGGCGGCTGACACCATGACCGAGGCGACCAACAACCTGGCGGACGCCATCAGCAAGAGCGCGGCGCTTCTTGATCCGTCTTCAATCCCTGAGCTATCCACAATCACCGCCCCCGCCCCGGCGGATGAAGAGGAAGGAGCCGATGAAGGCACGAAGAGAAAGGAAGACGGATCCTGATGGAGTATAGCGACTTCTCCACCAGGCAGCTCCTGGCTCTAAGCTGGTGGAAGATGGACGGCCTGAAGGATAAGGATGGCATCATCTGCAGTGGGGCGATTAGATCAGGCAAGACCACCTGCGAGACGGTGGGCTTTATCATATGGGCGCTGGAGACCTTCGACCGGCAGTCCTTTGCCATCTGCGGCTATTCTGTCACGTCAGCGGAAAGAAACATCGTGCACAACCTGGCAGACTGGCTCCCGCCGGAGTACACCATCACCATCACCGGGCATCGGGTGATAATAGAGAAGGACGGCAGGACGGGCGTTTTCTACATCTTCGGCGGTCACGATGAAAGGTCTTTCAAGTCTGCCCAGGGTCTGACTCTGGCCGGCGCCTTTTTGGATGAAGTTGCCCTGATGCCGCAGAGCTTCGTGGATCAGGTCGTCTTCCGCTGCAGCGTCTCCGGCTCTAAGTTATGGTTCAGCTGCAACCCCGCGAGCCCGGAGCACTACTTTTACAAGGAGTGGATTCAGAAGTCGGGCCAGAAGAATCTACTCTATCTCCACTTTACTATGCAGGACAATCTGGCGCTCAGCGACAAGATCAAGAAGCGCTACGAGGACTACTACCGCGGCAGCGGCGCCCCGTATCGACGGTACATCTTAGGCGAGTGGGTGCAGGCTGATGGGCTTGTGTATCGATGCTTCGACGCAACGCGGCACGTGGTACAGGCAAAAGAGCGCCCCGCCGCAGACCGCAGCCGATATGAGTATTACATTTCATGTGACTACGGCACGCACAACCCGACCAGCATGGGACTGTGGGAGCTTGACCCGTCTTCCGGCACGGCGACCCGTATCAAGGAGTACTACCACTCCGGCCGGGACACAGGGCAAGAAAAGACGCCGCAAGAGTATCTCCAGGAACTGGACAGGCTGGCAGACGGATACAACATCCGGGCGGTGGTTATCGACCCGGCTGCAGCGGAGTTCATCACGACGGCGCGCCGGTCTGGCCGCTACTCGGTTCGGAAGGCGAAGAACGCAGTGCTCCCCGGCATCGCGCTCACGTCCGCTGCTTTAAAAGGTGGCTTTCTCTATATATCAGACCGCTGCCGGGATTGTATCAGGGAGTTCGGTCTGTACATGTGGGATGATAAAGCCGTCTCACGGGATACCGTCATCAAGGAGCATGACCACTCCATGGATGACACCCGCTACTTCGTATCCACGATCCTGGCGCGATACTCTCCCCCCTTTAGGGCATACGCGGACGGGTTAGGGCTACGGGCTGCAGAAGAAGAAAAAGAAAGGACACCGCACAGATGATCAAGAAGCTAAAGAGAAAGCTCTACGAAGACTACCTCCCCACCCGTCTTAAAGACTCCCTGCTCCGGGACCTGGAACGGGCAGAAGAAGAAATCCGGAAGCTGTCCGCAGAGCTTGAGGAAGAGCGGGCGTATGCCAGCGGGCTGCAGACGGCTCTGAGATATCAGCAGCGGACATCGATATACATCAACGGCATGAAGCAAAAACCGGAACCGGGTTCCGATTTTGAGACCGTGAACAATGACAAAAACCGGAACCGGGTTCCGATTTTAGAAGAAGAGAAGGAGGGCTGACCTCATGGCATACAATACTTACAGAGCTGACCTGCTGGAAGCATTCGGAGCGGATGAGCTCACGAGCGCAGAGATGCGCAAGGCTATCGACGAATGGTTCAGGCTCTATTATCAGACGGAGCCGACGGCCGATGAAGACCCGTCACAGCGCCTGCCGGTAACAATCGTCAAGCGTTTGACGGATGCCGTTTTTGCTGAGTATTCCACCACGGCAGCTGATCCGTCTGTCCAAAAGGTCCTCGATAATATCCAGGCCCTTTCCAGAAAAATCATGCAGACCTGTATGATTGGCGGCGAAGTCTTGGTCAAGGTGGACGTGGTAGAAGACGGATACTCTTTCACGCCGATTCGGCGGGATAGATTTATGGTCTTCGGCAGGGACGTGAACGGCAGGCCGTCGGATGTTGGCACCATCTCCCGCTCTTCTGTTGGGTCGTGGTATTACACCTTAACTGAACGCCGGACAGTGGACACGCGGGGAAGGCTCCGGATCGTTACCAAGTTGTATCAGTCCAGGGTGGAGGGACAGCTGGGAAGACGGGTGCCGCTCCGCACTCTCTCACAGTATGAGGATATCCCGGACGAGTACATCTTCCCGGAGCCTGTCGGCGGGCTACTGATGGGATGGATGCGGGTCCCGGAAGAGAACTGCGTGGATGGCGGAGAAGACGGATGCTCTGTCTTTGCGCCGGCGGTGGGACTTATCCACCAGATCAACCACAACGAGCGCCTCATCAGTCAAGAGTTTGACCTCAGCAGAAAGCGCGTCTTCGCCCCGGATGATGTCCTGCGCACGCGCGATGTCGGCACGGGCCGCGTGAAGGAGCTGAGGGATGACCTCTTCGTGCGTTTGGACAGTGACCCGGATGAGGGCGGCATCACGGTCTTCTCTCCTGAAATCCGCTACCAGCCATATCACGAACGCAAGCGGGAGTATCTGCGCAACGTGGAGTCCATCTGCGAGCTACAGAGGGGCCTGCTGTACGACGTGGACGCCGCCGAGCGGACGGCGACAGAGATCCTCGACAGCAAGGGTGGGTACGCCCTGACATTGCGCGCGCTGCAGGACGCCTGGACATCACTGCTGCTTGATTTAGTGGGGGTCTGTCTCACGCTGGGCCGTCTGTATCATATCCCGGGCACTCCGTCCGAGATTATCCCGGACAGCATCAGCATCGACTTCGGCAACGGCGTCCTTTACGACGAAGACAAAGAGTGGAACGCACTGCTCGACCTGCACGCCCGCGGGCTCCTGGCTCCTGAGTATCTCCTGGGCTGGCACTTTGGCGACCCGTCTGATACACCCGCCGACCGGCAGAGAATCCGGGAGAAGTACATGCCGACCATCTCCGACTTGGATGCAGAGTGATGCATGAGCAACACAGGCGACAAAACAGACCGGAAACAGACAAAAACCGGGAAAGGAGTGACCTATGCTGACTCCTGAACAGATAGACGAACTCAACACGGCGGCTGAACAGTTGACCTGTCCGGCCGTCGAGTATATTATCGAGCAGCTGGTGAAAGGCTGGACGAAAGCCGGAAGGCTCACAGGAGAGGCTGCCTATCAGGTGTGGCGCCTGCAACAGTTGGGCGTGACCCTGCCTGAGATTGAGAAAGAGCTGCAGAAGAAGCTGGGCGCAGCAGCCGTGGAAGCCGGGTCACTCACCAGGCGCTGGTTGGATGTGAGCTGGGCGGCAGATGTTGAGAGACTCACGAGCTACGGGATAGACTCTGGGAAAATAGAGCGGGTGGGCGGTGATATCAGACGGATCATCCAGGCAGCGGTGACGCTGACGGAAGGAAGTATGAAGGACGTTACCAAGACGCTTGGGCTGATTGACCGCAACGGATTATGGCAGCCGCTCAGGCAGGTGTACCTTGATGGATGTGATAGGGTATGGACACTCTCCATATCCGGAGCAGAGTCATGGCTGAAGGCGGTGCAGGATGAGAGCCGGAACTTATGGAGAGAAGGCGTCAAGGTGGTGGACTATGAAAGCGGCAGACGGACGACGGTGGATGTAGCCGTCCGCCGGGCGCTGCTGTCATCACTGGGAAGCGCACAAGCTGAAATCAATAAGGTGATGGGTGATGAGCTGGGATTGGATGGAATGGAGATCACGGCGCACGCAGCAAGCGCGCCGGACCATGAACCCTATCAGGGCCGGCAGTTCAAGCGGGAGACGTATGACCTGATAAACGCGGGCCTGAGAAGACGGATCAGCACGCTCAACTGCGGTCATGTGGCCTTCCCGGTGCTGTACGGGACGCCCACGCAGTACACCGCTGAGGAGCTGGAAAAGATGAGGACTGACAACGAGCGCGGGGTCGAAGTGGACGGCAAGACGTACACGCAATACGAGGCGACACAGGAGCTGCGCCGGCTAGAGAGACAGATGCGCAAACAGTACCGGAAAGGGCTGACCTGCCAAAACTCCGGCGACACAGAGGGCCTGTCACAGTGCAAGAGCCGTCTGACCACCATGCGGGCAGAATATCGACGCTTCGCCCGCGCGGCTCATCTCACGCCGCAGCTGGAGCGCGTCTGGGTGCCGGATGGCAGACTGGAGGTATAAAACATTGACGGACTGTGATATACTGACTGCATCTGAAATCTACGAGGATGCAGACATGAAAGAAAGAAGATACGCAGACACGAGAACATACAGCGAGAGGACGCTGCTGGATAGAAGCCGGCTGACGCCGTCGGACGAGTATTATACGCGCAGGAGCGATGTCGTGGCACTGGTGGACGCGTTTCACGATTTGCTGGACTGGCGGCCGGTCTTTTGCCCTTTCGACACTGAGGACTCATCCTTCGTGTGCGTTTTGCGTGAGCGTGGCTATGATGTGCATGCGAGCGCCGATGACTATCGCTATCACTTGGATGAGATTGCAGCCACGCCCCGCGCGATCGTTTTTAGCAATCCACCCTTCTCCATTGCCCGCCAGATCATGAAGGACTTTACTGAGCACGGCATCGACTTCTTGCTGTTGGGTCACACGATGCGAGCAGCGGCTTACACCAAGCGGGGCTACTTTTGCAGACGGCTCTGGACGATGACTTTCGATACTACGGCCGGCGCGGCGCGGGAAATCCCTTGCCTGATGGTCTCCAATCTCAACATCCGTCAGTACGAGCCAAAGCGCCCCGGTGATGAGGTTCCGCAGATTGAGGGTAAGCCGTTTTACAAGACTGTCCAGGAGTGGGTTCTGGCCGGACAGCCGTCTGATTGCTACTGCTGCTCTCTCTGGGTGGCGTATCCGCATGCGGACTTTTTCGACTTTGAGATCCCGTCTAAAAAGTATCCGGGTTACTACTCTCCTATCCATATTATTGCACCAAAAATCCCGAGCCGGAAGCTGGAAGGATCGGAAGAAGGAACGGCAGACCGGGAACAAGCTGACTCAGCGGGAACAGTGTAAGCCATGTGAACGCAAACAAGTGAACAGGGAACAGATGAAGAAGACGGCTCCCAGGCGGGGCCGTTTTTCTTATGTCACAAAATCGGAACCCGGTTCCGGTGCTTCCATATTTGCGCCGGGCATTCTCTCATATTATAAGCATGAGACCAGACAACGGTTCCCCTCGTTTAGAAGGGAGCCCATCTGTGTACATACACGCCGCCGGGGCGTTAAACCGAAACCGGAAACCAACCACCGGGCCCGCGACCCGTCATCACCGCGTAGGAAGGAAACCGACACCATGAAGAGAGATTTTCTTAAGAACTTTGACGGACTCAGCAGCGAAGCTATTGACGCCATTATGGCAGAAAATGGCAGGGACATTCAGGCGGAGCGCTCTAAGTATGAGGACTACGACTCCATCAAGACCCGTCTGGCGCAAGCTGAATCCACCATCGCAGCGTGGAAGGACAAGACCCCGGACGACTACTCCGCCGAGATCACAAAGCTCCAGCAGCAGCTGGCAGACACCAAGGCCCAGGCCGAGCGTGACCTGGCGGATGCCCATTTCACGGCGTCCGTGGATAAAGCCATCACCGCAGCCGGCGGCAGAAGCACGAAAGCCATCTCCGCCCTGCTCGATTTGGAAGGGTTAAAAAATGAGAAGGACACAGAAAAAGCCCTGACCACCGCCATTGAAGACCTGAAGAAGAAAGAAAGCTATCTCTTCGTGGACTCTACCCCTCCCCGGTTCGGGGCTGGTGCCGGCAACGGCGCCGGGCTGAACGGGCAGCCGGATTTCGCCGCGCAGTTACGCGCAGCAGCCGGACTGAAGAACAAAGACAAAAAATAACACACTCCCATACGGGGGAAAGGAAAGAAAATGAACTCGATTGAACTCGCAAAGGCAATGGTGCCTGTTTTAGACGAGGCTTACGAAGCTGCCGCTCTGACGAGCGTGCTGAACGGCTCCCCTGAAGAGGTCAAGGCTGGGGCAAATGCCGGCGAATTACTCATCCCGAAGATGACCCTCACCGGACTCAAGAACTACAGCCGCAACGACGGCTACGGCAGTGGCGATGTCACGCTGGAGTATCAGACCGTCACGGCTAATTACGACCGCGGCGCTAAGTTTAACGTGGATGCGGCCGACGACGTTGAAACTGCTGGCATCGCTTTCGGGAAGCTTGGCGGTGAATTTATCAGAACGAAGGTGGTGCCCGAGGTGGATGCTTATACCTTCAGCGCCCTGGCTCAGAAGGCGACCGCCGGCAATATCACCGCCGGCAATCTGCAGGCGAGCGGCGCGACTGGGAAGACGGCTCTGTCTGCCATCCGTAAGTGCGTGGCTGCGATGGACTCCGTGGGCGTCCCGCAGGAAGAGCGCATCCTGTACATTGCTCCGGCTGTTCTTGGTATGATCGAAGACCTGGACACGACCGCCAGCCGCGCGGCTCTGTCCTCCTTCGCACAGATCATCAAGGTGCCTACCACCCGCTTCTACGACAAGGTGGACCTCAAGAACGATGAGCAGGGTGGCTACGCTAAAGCGGCTGACGGCCATAACCTGGACTTCCTGATTGTCCACAGACCGGCTGTCATCAAGTATGACAAGCACGTGCAGCCGAAAGTGATTGATCCTGCGACCAACCAGAACGGCGACTCCTGGATCTTCGGGTACAGACATCTGGCCGTCGTGGATGTGCATGACAACAAAAAGGACGGCATCTGGGGCAGCTACACCGAGTAAACCTCAGAAAAACCGGAACCCGGTTCCGGATTTGAACTGACAACCCAAACCCGTCTGCTCAGCGCTGGCATTGCGACCCGCTGGGCGGATGGGGTACAGCTATAGACTGACCAAACACGAACACAGAGAGCAGGTGAACCGTCATGACATGGGATGACTTACGCAAATACATTGACGTGACAAGTTTAAAGATTGAAGAAAGTGACTGGACCTACGCCGAGCGAGTACTGCGCGGCGAATTTAGACGGCTCACCCGCGGACTAGAGTTGACCCCTTTGCATACTGACGCACATGATGAATGCCTGGTGGATATCCTCCAGGCGATGAACAGGCGAGCGATTATGATTGACGGCCTGGACGGGGACTATGCCAACTTAAAAATTGGCAGTGTCTCCGTCTCCGGCCCGACCGTAACACGTGAAGACATTGAGCAAGAGTATGAGCAATCAGTGCACGACGCTATCCGTCGGCACTACGCCATCTACCGCGGCGCGCATCAGCAGAAAGGGGAAGAAACAACATGAAGGAAGCAAGACAGACAGCACTCGGGCGTATGTATCGGCTTTGTGATAGGCCGTTTACCGTATATCGGAGGCAGGATGATGGGACGGTTGTGAGAAGACGGGTCAAGTGCTACTACGAGAGCAAGACCATCTACTCCGTGGACAACGCGGGCACACCGCACGCCACGAGCACATTCCTGCTGATTTGTCCGACGGATGACCCGGATCTGATCATCCCGCAGGATAGAGTCCTGCCCGGTGAGGGTCCGGAGATTATGGCTGATGAATGGCCGACATTCCTGCCGGCTAAGTATCCCGGACTGGTCATCGTCAAGACGTCCACCCCGTATTATTTTGCCGGAGAGATCAGGCACATCGAGGCGGGTGGTTTACTGTGATCGTATCGGTCAAGGTGAACAACATGCCTGACATCAAGAGCCTGGGAGTGGACAAGACCGGAGACGTGCAGGCATATCTGACGTCTGAGATCAGGCGCCGCATGATGCGCTATATGCCGTACAGGACCGGCACGCTATCCGGAAAGCTGACCTTTATCAGCTCCCCCGCTTCTATCACGGTCAACGCGCCATATGCACGCTACTTGTACTACGGCAAGAGCGCAAGCGGCAACGATTTGCACTACACGACCGACTTCAATCCGATGGCTGGTCCCTTTTGGGATGAGACCATGCTTGACCATGAAGGCGAAGCAATCGCACAAAATGTGACTGAGTATATCAAGAGGAAGGGAGGACAGAGCTGATGAGCAGACTGGAAAAGATGAAGGCTTGGCTACAGACGGCTCCTGCCCTCTCAGATACTGATACCGATATCATGGTGGACTATACGGACGACGTGCCCGGCTCGGCTGGGCTCTTCCCTTCTGGGACGCAGGAGGTATCCAGGACACGTGACGTTCTGGGGAATGTTAGACTGGTCTGTCGTGATACTTTTGCAGTCTATCTCAGATGGCCGTACTTCCCAGACTCCGAGACCCTCCAAACAAGTGAGGAGGTGCTGGAGCAGCTTGCTGACTGGATCAGAGAGCAGAGCGCGGCACGGACTGCGCCGGTCTTTGGCGATGACCCCATCCCCGAGAGCATCACCGTCGGACAGGGACGGCTGTGGGGCGCAGAAGACGGATCATCGGTCTATAGCATTACTGTGACACTTACATACATTCAGATACATGAAGGAGGATACAACCCATGGCTGATCTGACTTTTAACACTCCGGCTGGGCAGACGATTGCAAGGGAGTTGCTCATCGCCTACCTGAACACGGGCACGTCATCCGCGCCAACCTGGAAGGCTATCGGTAGACGCGTCTCCGATTCCTCTGCTGAATACGATTTTGGCAAGGAGACGGCGCAGGATGTCTTAGGCAATACCTTCACGACCATGAAGCGTCCGACCATCACTCAGACCTTCGACCCTGCCCCGCTGGACGCGGGCGACAATGCCCTGGTGAAGCTTTGGAACCTGGCCATCAAGGACCAGGACTTCAACGCCCTCTCCAACCAGGACTGCCTCATCGTGCACACCTATGCCGGCACCACCGGCTCCGTCTTTGCCGAGCGCTATGACGGCTGCGCTATTTCCATCACCTCACTGGGTGGCGAAGGCGGCGGCACGATTGGCATGCCAATCGAGGTCACATACGGCGGCACACGCACGACCGGAACCGCTTCCGTCGCGGATGGGGTCGTCACCTTTACCGCTGACTGACACGCAAGCACCGCCCTTCCTGTTTAAAAGGGCGCCCTTTATCTCATTGCTACTACACCTTACCCAGAGGCGGGCCGGGCATGCGCCCGACCCGTCTTCTCATTCAATCCCAATACAAACATCCGGAGGACCAACCATGGCAAACTCTATCACCTTTGAGACTGGTCTCGTGACCTTTGACATCAACAACACCGGCCGCACGGTCACATTCAACCCCACCGACGCCGGCTACGCCGAAAAACTCCGCGACCTTGTGGACAAGCTTGCAGCTATCGAAAAGCAGCACGAGTCTGCGGATGAGGACGTCCTGACCCGTCTTCGCACAACCGACCAGGATATGCGGGCTGAGGTGGACGACTTCTTCGGCGCCGGCTTCTGCGCTGATGTCTTCGGGGACGCGCGCCTGCTCGCTCTGTCAGGCGGGCTGACTCTTATTGAGCAGCTGCTCTATGCTATCGTCGATCAGATGGACTCTAGCATCAGAGAGGCAGAGGGACTCCGGAAGCAGAAGCTGGAAAAATATACCAAGAAGTACAGCAGATACACCACCAAAAAATGACAGTGAAACGGCTGAAAATGTCGAAAACAGACAAAAAGAGGGAAAATAATGCCGGATACTGAGGTTATAAAACTGGACACCAGGCAGCTGGTGCAGACGGCTGATATCAATGGGAAAAGCTATGACATCCGGTCTGACTACCGCGTGGCGCTTGATATCCTGGAGATGCTAAATGACCAGGAGCTCACGGGAGAGGAACGGGCATGGTGCCTATTGGAGATGCTGTATGAGCAGCCGGATGAGATCCCTTTCCAGGATAAGCAGACGGCTGTACTGTGGGCACTTGCCTTTTTATCCGGCGGCACATATGACCCGTCTTCTACTGCCCGCCCGGCCAAGCTGATGGACTGGCAGCAGGACTGGCCGCTGATTGTTGCACCTGTGTCCAGGGTTGCCGGGCACGATATCCGGTCTGTGGAGTATCTTCACTGGTGGAGCTTCTTGAGTCTCTACCAAGAGATAGGTGACTGCACTTTCGCGCAGGTCGTACGCATCCGGCAACTTCGCAGCAAAGGCAAGAAGCTGGACAAGTTCGATGCGGACTATTACAAGGAGCACCGGGACCTGATAGACCTCAAGCAGACCTACACGGACGCGGAACAGGAGCTACTGTCCGCCTGGATGGTCTGACATACATAACAACACCAAAACCGGAACCGGGTTCCGATTTTAGAAAGGAGCACGATGGACGGCTCTATTACATTTACGACGGAGCTCGACAACTCCGAGCTCGAGAAAAGTCTCAAGAAGACCCGCACGCAGATCGAATCTCTGCAGAAGAAACTGACGCAGAAGACGGCTGAGCGTGATGTGATTGCCGAAGACATGGAAAAGGCGTCCGAGGCGGCTATCGGAGCGCGTCAGCGTGTCCAGGAATTACAGGCAGAGCTGGAGCGCCTACAAAGCGCAAACGTTTCCGACCCCTTAGCCTACTTGAGCGCGCGGGAGCAGATGCCGGGCATTCAGGAGGAGCTGAAAGCAGCTCAGACAGAGGCTGACAGGCTGGCTGCGGCATCTGATAAAATCGGCGCAAAGTATCAGAAAGCCGCACAGGATGTACGCGTCTTAGAGGCTCAGATTGACTCTGCTACCGGCTCAGCACAGGACATGTCTGACCGCCTGGCGGAAACGGAAGGAGCAACAGACGGCACTGCTGAACGCACCGGATGGCTCGCAGACCGCTGGGAAGAGGTCAAGCAAAAGATTGACGAAAGCCGCGGGAAAACACAGGGACTCGGAGACGGTGTGGAAAAACTTGGAAGACGGATCAAGACGATGGTCAAGAAGGTCTTCGTCTTCAGCGTCATTCTCAAGGGATTGCGCCAGGTCAAGGAGTATCTGACGGAGATTGGCAAGAAGGATATCGGGGTGACCGGGTCCTTCAGCCGCCTCGGGGCATCTCTCAAGGTGGCTATCCAACCGCTGGTGGAGCTTATGATGCCCGCCCTGCAAAAAGCAGCCGCGCTATTGACCAAGCTCTCCGTCCTAATCGGCATGGTCTTCGCGAAGCTTGCCGGAAAAAATTACCAGCAGATGCTGGCAAACGCGAAGGCGCTCAACTCCGAACAGGAAGGCATCGAGGGCGTGGGAGAAGCGGCAAAAGAAGCCAGCCGCTATCTCGCCGGATTCGACGAACTCAACGTGATGAGCGACCCGTCTGACCCGTCTGCCGGCGGCTCTTCTGTCGCAACACCAGACCCGGGCGCGGCTTTTGACTCCATTATCACGCCTGAGATCGATCTGAGCGCCTTCGATAAATTAGCCGAGAAAATAGCCTGGATCATCACCATCATCAATCCTCTTGATAACCTCTTCCGCATGTGGGACGGGGAGATCAGCTTTGATAACTTAATCGGCAGCCTGGAAGGAATTGCACTGACTGCGGGCATCATTGCCCTGGCATTTGGTCCGGCAACGGCTGGGCTCTTTCTGATGGTGTCCGGCGTGGCACTCTTGATAACCGGCTTCCAGGACCTCATGAAAAACGGCGTGAGCCTTCAGAATGTTTTGACGATGATTGCCGGTCTTCTTATCGGCGGCCTGGGCATCTCCATCATGACCGGCTCCTGGATTCCTCTGCTCGTGGCAGGCATCCTATCTATCATCGTGGGCATCCTTGCTATCACGGGCAATCTGGAGGAGTTTGGCAAATACTTCCAGGACCTTTTTGAGGGCCTCTCACTATTTATCACCGGGCTCCTGGAAGGCGACACGGAAAAGATAAAGGAAGGGCTTAGAATAGCGGTCAAGGCGATTGCAAATATGATCATCACGATTGTGGAGAGCCTGCTCAATTTCTTGATCAAGGGCATCAACTTGCTGGGCGACTTACTCAGTAAGGTGAGCTTTGATATACCAGACTGGGTGCCAGTCATCGGCGGCAAGACTATCTCCTTCGGATGGCATATCAGCGAGGTGCAGCTGCCCCGCCTGGCGCAGGGCGCGGTCATCCCGCCGAATAGGGAGTTCGCCGCTGTGCTGGGTGACCAGACACACGGCAGAAACCTGGAAGCACCTGAAGACCTTATCAGACAGATAGTGCGGGAAGAATCCGGAAGAAATGGCGCAAACGCTGAACTCATGCAAATCCTGGCGCAGATGTTGGGGCTGATGCAAGACGGCCAGCAGATATATGTGGACGGGCTGCAACTCGGGCGCGTGACATCGGCCAGAATCGGAGACCTGGAACGGATGGGAGGTACAAGATAATGGCATCTTATACAGTTTTCACGGTGGACGGAGTGGACTACAGCTCATATCTGGCCGGGAATCCGTACTCTTGGGAGCGCAGCGATATAGATGCACCAGGCTCCGGGCGCGACCTGCAGGCAGTCATGCGAAGAAAGCGGATAGCATCCAAGCGCAAGCTTGGTATCACTTGCAGACGGCTCACGCAAACGGAGGCGCAGCGCATCAGCGCGGCGTTGGATAAGGAGACGGTGGTGTTGACTTACTTAGACCCGCAGACAGGCACCACGACTAAGACTTTTTACGGCTCCAGCATGTCCTCCGGCTTGCTGGGCGTCTGGGATGGCACGCCGTACTGGGATGGATGCAAATTCAACCTGATAGAGGTCTGACACCTCGCCACGCTCTTCCCGTTTAACAGGTCTGCCCCGGCTCTGGCCGGGGCTTCTTTTTGTTCTGGATCTTTTGGATGTCTGGTGGTAAGATCCGCAGAGGAGGACACAACAATGCGTGACGACCCGTCTGCTTTGATCTTTGCTCACATCCCCGCTCATCTGCTTGACCGGTATGAGTTCATAAGCTATGGACACGCCGCGGAATTGCTCGGGACGTCTTTTCACGACGAATGGCAAGACATCCTGACAGCGCTCGACCGCTTCTATCTCACCACCTCTGATATCGTCAAGGGTGGCGGGAACGAAAGCGACATCCCGAAGAAGTTTGATGCTGTACTCTATCCGAGGGGCTGGCGGGAGATACGCATTAGTGGCGACCTGGCCGTGAAACTGTTTCCCCGGCAGCGCGGGCAGCGGGCTATCCCTAAGGAGCCGGCTGAAATCGTGACGCTCACCGGATACATCGACGGGCACAACATAGACTTCATCAGGGGGCGCGTGGCGTTTGATCTTGAGTGGAATTCTAAAGACCAGACCTTCGACAGGGACATCCTGGCCATGCGGACATACTTTGAGTGCGGCTTAGTCGATGCCGGTATCATCGTGACGCGGGCGGAAGACCTGAACGAAATTTTTAAAAGCCTCGGCCCTGCGATAAAATCGAAGTATGGAGCATCCACCACGTGGATGGGCAAGCTCACATACCGGCTGGACAGTCGGCGGCAGGGAGGATGTCCAATCATGGCGATTGGTATCCGCCAGGGCTGCGTGACCCGTCTGCCAATACAGGCGACAACAACGAACGAAAACAGCCAAAAAGAAGAGACGGAACAGACAGAGTACGAAGGACAAGAGGGAAGGCGCGAAGAAGGACGGAAGGAAAGGGAAGACGGATAATGAGACCGGAAGACTATGAAGTGACAGTCAAGAGCTTGCTGGACTTCTGCGGGGATACTAAATTCCAGACGGTGTATGCAGACCCGCCGTGGCAGTTCACCAACAGAACCGGGAAGGTGGCACCTGAGCACAAGAGGCTGCACAGGTATGACACCATGACCCTGGACGAGATCAAGCGCCTGCCGGTGGAGTACGTGTCTGACGAGAAGTCTCATCTCTATCTCTGGGTGCCGAATGCTCTCCTGCCGGATGGGCTGGCGGTAATGGATGCCTGGGGCTTCGAGTATAAGGGCAACCTGGTCTGGGAAAAAATAAGGAAAGACGGAGAACCGGACGGGCGCGGGGTTGGCTTCTACTTCAGAAACGTGACAGAATTGCTGCTCTTTGGCATTAAAAAGAAGAGCATGCCCAACCGCACGAACGCGCCGGCACGGTCACAGGTGAACCTGATCAGGACCATGAAGCGGGAACATTCTCGGAAGCCGGATGAAATCATCCCGATTATCGAAGCCTGCAGCAATCCGCCGCGGTTAGAGCTCTTCGCCAGGGGTACGCGCCCTGGTTGGGCAATGTGGGGCGATCAGGCGGACGCTGAGTATGAGCCGGACTGGTCGACGTATAAGAACCATACGAGGGCGCACGATGGGGCTGATGGGGCATCTGAGGACTGAACACCCTCTAAACGGAAGGAGGCAGCTGATGGGTACAGGTGGATGGCACCAAACGCCAGAAGGCAGACGCAGAGACCGTGAGGCACGCAAGCGCACGGACGCGGTGCTCGGTGGATTGGCGAAAGCTTGGAAGGACTCCAAGAAGGACTACGAACAGAAACAGAAGGAAAAGGCCAAGAAGGAAGCAGCGAAGAAAAAGGCACAGGCCGCGGCTGCTGCTGGAAAGAAGCCCGCGAAGAAGGGGCTCTTCGGGTTGTGAGGAGGCGCTGATGTATAAACCGCTGACGGTAAGCTATCCGCTACCGGACTACGTACAGGACGCCATCGCCGCGCTCCTGGATTACCTGAACGCGCCTGGCGACCACACAAGTGATGATATCTACCGCACTGAGGTACAGCTCGCGCTACGTGACGCGTACGCATCAAGAAAGATAACGGAGCGGGCGTGGGAAGAGCTAAAGGACTACTACGTCTGGAAAGGGTATGACAAGCGGCAGGGATAGAGATTGGGATGAGGGCAGACTTGGAAGACGGGTCTGCTCTTTTTCATGCGGACAAAAACCGGAACCGGGTTCCGATTTTTGAAGCAACTGAGAACAAAAAAGCCCCCCGGTTTACGGTCCGGGGGGCAAGCGAAAGGAGTATGCCTTGAACAATGAGAGAATGGCGTCTCTCTTTTTGTCCTGCACTTATAATATGAGAGATTGCTCGGCGCGAATGTGGGAAAATCAGCGGGCGGTGGCGGTCAGTAATTTTGTATAATTGACCCAGGGAAGCTGACCGCTCTTCTGGAAGCCGGCCTCTGAGATATTCCGGAGCCTGATGTCGATAAATTCGTTCGCCGCTTCGACGAAGCAGCCTCCGCCTACGTCGATACCTACGTGACCGGGCTTCCATAAGACGCCGCCGCATGGACCCAGGGCGGGCGTTGTGACGCTCTTGCATGCAGTGATCAGGCCGCCGCTGCTCATGTCATACTTGACAGACAGGGCGTGATAGTCGGTGCCCTGGCTCACGTAGCACACAAGCGCGGAGCAGTCCATCACTCTCTTGCCGATGATGTGCTGGATGAGGTCTTCCTTCGTGCGGCCGGTGCCGGTGACGGTCTTTGCGAAGTGAGACGGATACTGTGACCATAAGCGGTTGACAATCCGCTCGGCTGCGGCTCTGTCCGGGATGTACTCCCCGTTGCCGCCATAAAGATACGTGAAGTCGTTGCGGTTGCAATAGAGCCTCACCGCGTTTGTGCGTACGTAGTCCCAGTCGGACAGGATTGGATATGCTTTTGCCATGGCGTCAGTCCTCCTCTCCCTGGGTGGTGGGTTGCTCTCCGGACGCCCTGGCGGCATCCACGAGGCCTTCGCCGACGATGTATGCGATGACGGACGCGGCCGAAGTAATGCACGCGGTGACCTGCGTGATACTCTGCTCAGGGGCACCGGTTGCAATCATGATGGACGCAACCAGGCCAGCAACCGCGAGCCAGAGTTTGCGTGATGTCAGTTTGCGGATAATGTCAATCTTGGACACGTTAAAGTCCCTCCTATATGGTGTGATTTTAAGTTAGTTGGCTGATTGCGTTTATATATATAAATGATTGCAATTAGCCCACTTCTTTACTACGTTAAAGTGTTAAATCAAAATTGACTGATTGCGTACATATAATATAGACGTATACAGTCATTTTTTGCTGTCTATCACCAGACAGCGGGGACCTGTCAAAGCGGGTCAGTGTGTGTGGATTGTAGCACAGTCCCAGACAACCTCCCGTTTCGCGTTTGGCAGGTCACACAATCTCGGTCAGATCGTCAGACCTTTATGAGCGGCTGCACCTGCTCCATCAGCTGCTCGGCAATCCCATCCCCGCCCAGAGACTTGTATGGCTGGTAGATGTATTTATCCAGGTCGCGGTATTCTCCGTCTGAAATCTCCCCGCTGTCCAGGTAAAAGCGGCAGCGGTTTGTCAATTCCGCATACAACAGACCCAGGAGCGCTCTCCGCTCGGCGGTCATCCTATTCCGGCGCCCCTGCCATACTGCCAGGATGAGAGCCCACAGCCCGCTGCTCCCAAGGACGGCGGACACGATGACTACGATATCACTCATCTCATGCGTCCTCCTATCACGTCAGATCCGTCTGCTCAGATTCCGGGTCTTCTTTTTCGCGCTCCTCTTCCTTGCGGATGGTCTCTTCAATCCAGAGTTCAGCTACTTCAGGCGTGACCTGCTTCCACGGTGATTCGTCGGCCGCATCCGGCAAATTGATCACGCGGCCGGCGGCCCACCCGTTGCAATAGACATATCCTTCATCAGCTATCAGCTTCTTCATCTTTCGTCCTCTCTTCCTTTTTTTACACCGTTACTGTCCATCCCTTGGCGGTTGCAACTGCGAGCTGCTCAGCAGTCAGACCAGCTGCGGCAGGCGTCCCTGTGAGTGTGATAATGCAGTAGGTGCTGTAGTTCGTCTGTCCAGTCACGTCCGGCAGGCTGGCAAAAAGCGCAACAGCACCGTCAACAGTCAGCACAGTGGAGGACAAATCAATAGGCGATAAGCACTTGGATGGCTGCTGGTTTTGGTGGAATGTGACCTTTTCGATTGCCGCTCCCAGGAAGGCATTCTGAAAGGCTGCGTGACCGCTTGTATTGACCATCAAGCCGGTGATTGCGCGCAGTGCGTCACTGCCCGTTGTAAAGTGTGCACAAATTGAAAACTGCGCACCATCCAGGTCAATGGTTTCTGTGTGACTCATCAGCGAGAATGCTCGGACTCCGGATCCGTTGCCACCCTCGCACTTGATCGCAAGCGACCGCGCCAACCGGTTATTGTAGAAAGAATACTGCCAGTTAGTCACTTCCGGTATGTCAAGCACGACGTCGTATGTACCTTGTTCAGAGGTTGGCGAAATCATCCCGCCGAAGACGTATGATAGATCGTACTGCGTCCCGGAAATCAGCGCGATTTTTGGCAATCCGCTGTCCTTGTCAATTCCAGGCGGAGTATCATCACTAGTCTTTGTGATGCACCACCACGCAAAGTCTCGATTACGCACGATGGCTGCCATCGAGATGCCGGTCTCAGTCCCGGGATTAAAAAAGTGCTTAAGACTTGACAGCACTACTCCGCCTCTGCCGGTCTCAATCCCGGCGATTTCCGATGGCATCTCTGCCGGGGTCATCGTTGTCGTCTTGCCTGTCTTTGCTCTGATTGCATCTGCAATCGCTTGCAGTGTACTTGTAAGACTCATCATCCACCTCCATCAGTAAGACGCGGACAGCGCCGCCGTCACGCTTGCATCGATCAGCGCCTGGACCTGTGCAGCCGTCTGATACCCCGCGCCCTCGAGCGTGGTAATCCGCGCGCCCTGTGAGGTCAGCGTCCCTTCTGCTGTCGTCACTCTTCCGGCCAATGCAGTCTGCCCGCTCTCCAGGTTGTCGATGTCGCCCTCAGCCGTGGTCATGCGCAATGTCAGCGCCGCCTCGTCGGTTTGCAAGGTCGCCACGGAGCTCTCGAGAGCCGTCGTCCTGGTATCCAGATTCCGGACCCCTGCCGCGCTCTGATTCGCCACGGAGAGCGCTTCGTCCGCGGTATCCTGTGCCGCATCAGCAGCACTCGCTGCGCCGTCAGCGGTCGTCTGCGCCGTTGCCGCTGCCGTGCCCGCAGCGTTTGCCGTTGCCTGTGCCGTTGCCACGAGTCCCCGCAGCTCCGTATCGTCATAGCTCACCGGATGCTCTTCCAGATAATCCGCGACCGCGCCCGGAACTTCTTCCGCAACCGCGGCCCGGATTCTTCCCTCGAGCCCTTCTGAAATTGCCTCCGCTTCCTGCGCTGAGGCTGCCGCTTTTTCTGCTTCCTCTTCTGCTGCCGTGACCTGGGCTGCTGCTGCCGTGACGGATTCCGCCGCGTCTGTAGCCGATGCGGATGCACTGTCAGCTGCTTGCTGAGCAGCGTCCAGACTGTCCTGGATCAGGGCGCTGACGGTCTCATACATGGCCTGCGGATAGAGGTCCTCTTCTTCTGGTTCGGACACTTCTGGGCGGCTGACGACGGGGATGCGCCCCTTGTACAGTGTCAGCCCAGTGGTTTCATTGCCGGTGTACAGATAGACGTAGAGGCTATAGTCATCCCGCGTGTGGGCGTTTATCAGCATCGCGTTAGGTATCACGCACTGGATACCGCCGTCCACCAGGATGCCGATACGGGCGATGGATGGGCCCTCCTCTGCATATGCAAAGTGGAGCTCCGGCGCGTCACCGGTCTCCGTGCTGTCGATTCCTTCGCAGCGCAGCACCTGGCCGTAGTCATACTGATACAACTTGCCGGATACCGCCGACCTGGATTTGCTAAAGTCAAGGGTGATCATGTGGTCTCCTTCCTTTTACTTTTTTATGGTCTTGATTTGTGTTGTTTCTTTATATTCAAAACCGGAACCGGGTTCCGGTTTTTAGCTGTTAGACGGTACGTATTTCCCCATCGCGATGATATACAGCGGCTTGGGAAGGCGGCAGTTGTTGACGTCTGATGCGCCGGGTCCAAGGTATCTCCACAAGCGATACATCGGGAGCGTCGGGTTGCCGTAGTTGACGCCGGCCGGATAGCAGAGCTCCAGGACGTAGCCGGACGCTTGGTAGAGTTTATCCACGCTGCTGCCGACCTCCCATGGCACGTAGTACGGGATGACCTGGCGCCCGACGTTATTGCCGACGCTCCGGACAATCGGACACTCGCTGTGGTAGACCATCGCATACTGCCCCGCGAAAGGGTAGAGCCAGGAGTCTTGATATACTCCGACACAATGCCATCCGTTATCCGTGCTGCCAGACGACCACCCCTGCTCTGTGTACCAGTCTGTCCACGGATGCAGATGCGACGTCCAAGCAATCTGTACAGCCTGGGAAGGAAAACGGAGGAAGTGCTGATAATGTGCATACGTGGAGCCGACAGAGCCGGAAAGATACTCGATACTGCTGCCGCCGCTACCGCCGCCGATCGCGTTTGTGAGCGTGGCAAGTGAGGTCGGGTCAGTCACAAGAGAGGTCGCAAGAGTTTCCACGGTCGCCGGCGTCGTGACTACCTGTTGTGCCGCAGCCTGGGCGGCTCGTACGGTGTCTCTGTGCTGATAGGTGATGCGGTGCTGTATCTCAGACTCCGTCGGGCTCTCTATCGTGCCGTGGATCCAACCGTCGTAGCGGACGTCGTAGGAGTCCATCAGCATGAGCTTACCATCCACGCTCACACAATCACCGAGCTCAAGTAGTGGGGAGAGGATAGCGCCTGAGGCTGAGTAGCCGCGGTACGTCGACGCGCGGTATGCGGTCTCTGCGATGGCGTCTGTCGCATAGGAGCAGGTGCCCTTGATGGTGTATCCGGTCGTGTCAGCTTGATAGGTGTGCACCGCGCCGGTGCTATCTTTAAGAGACACCCCGCCGGCTGTAAGCAGTCCGCTTTTAATGGAGAGCCTGGATGCGGGCACCTCCTCCACTGCCGTCCTGTTTTGCAGGGATTCCAATCCCCGAAAAAGCAGGACACCCTGCTTGCTCACGATAAAATTCCCGCCGGCGCTGGCTGCGACATCCTGCAAGACCTCACGCATGGACACGCTATAAGGAGTAGGCACCTGCGCGATCCCGGCAGGAAAACCGCTGATGTCGTAGCTGACGCCCAGGCGCCCGGCAATCCCGGACACCACATCCGCCGCATTCTGCGGCCAGGTGCCGACTACCTCGCCGCTCGGGAAGAAGTCCTCCTCTGCCAGAAGTAGCGCATCATACGCGGTCACCTGCACGGTGCCGTCGTACTTGTCTTCCACTTCGTCCAGATAAAAAGTCCCCTGCGGTATCCAGTCCGTGCTCGTGCTCCCATCCGAGTATCTCACCGCAAAAGTGATCGGCAGTATCCCACCTGTGAAGTCATCCGCATCAGCTAACAGCGTGACCTGTAAGCGCGCCGCCTGAGCACTGCCGATGCTCCATTGATCGTAGATTGCATGCGTCACCCGGACGCCCTTATCCAGGATGGAGTCATCGTCATAGGTCACCCCGTTGCATATGATCCGTGCTTGGAGCTGTGTATCTTTTAAGGAGTCATACCCCGCCGGTTTGGTCAGCATACTTTCCGTCACCCCCGCTGTTCTTGTGTTTGTATCGATGTTGTCATCCATATCAATATGAGATTTCACGTCTAGGCTAGTCCGTTACCTATTAAAAGAAGCGAGCGGGCGGCTGCACAACCTGGAACAATATAAAAACCGGAACCCGGTTCCGGTTTTAAAGTTGTCTGCATTCGCGCGAGGCAATCTCCCATATTATAAGTGTAAGGGAAATGAGGAGACCTACACCACCCGGAAGCAATGTAAAAGCCGGAACCCGGTTCCGGCTTTTAGATGGATGAGCTCAGCCGCTCACGAAAATCCGTCAGATTTTTCCGGGTCTGATATGCTCCAAATCGAACGAAGGAAAGCTCGAAAACCGGAACCCGGTTCCGGATTCAGAACTTTCCTGAATTTACGGGGTGTATTCTCCCATATTAATAATGAACGGACAAAACAAAAGGCGACCGCGGCCGAGAAAACAGCGGGAACGCCCGCCAAGTAACGGGCAGAAAGGTAACGCCATGACAAGAAAAGAGATCATCGAGATGATGGAGACTCTCAAGCACCAGACCACAAAAACCCTGACCGACGCCAGAGACGGTCTGGACACGCTCGAAGACGAGCGACAGCTCACCAAGCGCATGTACTTCTGGCACGACTTCGGGAACGCATCGGAGCGCCGGCGCTTCTGCGCACGATATGACTGTGTGGAAATCTACAGACTATCTCCGCACCTGTCCATCAAGTACCGCAGAGACGTCAACCCGTCCCGCTCTTACGCGTATGCATCTGACTACATCCGTCTTCTGGTCGACGGCGAGTACGATAGAGACCTGACCATCTCCGACGTCAAGAAGCTGGTCAAAGCTATCGACGAGCTGCTGGGTAGGAGAGAAAAGAAGACAGCGAAGAAGAAGGACGCTGAAGACTAAGCCCGCAAGCGCTATGGGCCGGGCGCAACTCCCGGCCGGGCTTTTTCTCCCCGCGTGGCGGCGGGGAGTGGATTGAAACAAAAACAAACAAAAAACCCAAAAGCAAAGGAGATATGCATCAAATGTGTGAAGTGAACACAGCAACAAAAGAAGAACTGATGCGGTTGCATCAAGACCTTGAAAGAATTGAAGCGGCGGCAGAAAAGTACCGCAGCGCGTACATGTGGTCAGACAGAGGCTACGACTACGGCATCGAGCCCGTACGTCAAGCACGATCAGAGCGCGACAGCGTGCCAGAGGTCAACTGGACGGACGGCGGCAAGCAGTACACCGCGGAGTACCGCGTCTCGTACACCCGCACCCAGTGCTGGCCAAAAGGCATCTACACCAAGGACGGGCAGAAGACGACACTGACAGCAGTCAAGTCATCGCACAAGCGCATCATCGCCAGGCTGCAGGCGATGGGAGCGATGGGCTCCCAGCGTCCGGTTGATGAAGACTACAACGAGCTGCCGTTGAGCTGAAAGGAGGAGGACACTATGGCATACCATATCAAGCAATCGAGATCATCAAACCGCCCGGATTTTTGGGTGTACGAGCAAGAGGGTATCGAGTACCCGTCTCACCATCTCAAGCACGGAGAGCCGATTGGAGATCCTTTTTCCTTCGTTTTTGCCGACGGCACCCGGGTCATCGCCGAGCTTAAGCGCAAAAAGTACAGGATATGGGGATATCGCCAGACCTTGGCACGATACGAGACAGACGAGCAAGCCGATTACGCCGTGCGCAAATGCCTTGAGACAGAGCGCACCCGATCCGCCGACTGGTACGCTTTCCCGTCACAGTCAGAGATAGTCCAGCTCATGCAGCAAGATGATTAACACGCCCGACCACCTTCCCGCGTTTGGAGGGTGGTCTTTTTCTGTCTTCAGATAAAACCGGAACCCGGTTCCGGTTTCTGTTCATTGCTGCCCATCACCATCCAGGACGACCCGTCTTCTACGACTGCGCCCTCACCACGTGACCAACCACCTCCCCACCATCTCACTCCTTACCCCGTGACCAACCACCTACCACACCAAGACCACCCCCACCAGGAAAGAAACCGACACCACGGCTCTCCTTTCTTTTTTGCTTTTCTTTTTTCTTCTTTTCCTTTGCCCTTTTTCTTTCTGTCACAGTATACGCCCGGACCTTGTTTAGGGGGAGGGGAGCAGCGGGGAGCAGCAGATTTTTTCTGCTCCCCTTCAAGAAATGGCGTAAAATCGTCATTCGCGCCACACTGGCAGTGTGGAGGTCAGGGGTTCGAATCCCCTATGCTCCATTTTTTTATTGCAATTTTCCTCATTTTTAGGCGGTTTTCAGCACTCCTCAGATACCTCTTCTGCTCCCGGGGAGCAGCGGGGGAGCAGCAGATTCGTGCCCCTATGCGATGGCCTGATGGGCCTCTTTTTTTTTGCTTTTGCCTGGTCTGGTCAGGACTTTTTTGCTTTCTTTTTCCCGGCAGGGCTTGTCTGAGAAGACGGGTCGGATATCATACTGAATGCCGGCACAGTATCCAAGAGTGAGCGCCTGTCATCCAGCGTGCGGAGCTGGCGTCCGTAGCGGTCACGGGTGATGCTGATGGTGCTGTGTCCCATGGTCTCGGTGACAGTCTTGTCTGGGAGTCCGGCATCCAAGAGCGCGCTCGCGTATGTCCTCCGAATTGCATGCAGTCCCCTGCGTGGGATTTCCACAGCGTCGCAGATTGTGTACAGGCGCTTGCGGAGGTAGCCGCATGTGATGCGGTGTGACCTTTCAAACAGGAGCCAGCCGGCGGCGTTCTCCGGGGTGAGGGTGAGCTCCTGCAGACGGGTCACAATCCACCGAGCGGCGGATGGCAGCGGCACGATGCGCTCTCCGTCCTGTGTCTTTGGTCTCTCACTGACCTCCGTGTGCGTGCCGGTGCTATCTGTCCAGGTTGTCTCTGTTCGCCTGACGGTCAGGCTTTCTTCGGTGACATCATCCCAGGTCAGCGTGGTGACCTCTCCGACGCGCAGCCCAGACGCAAACAGCAGGAGCAGGCCCAGGTTCTTGATGTCTGCGTGCTCTTGTAGATATCCGATGACAGCAGCGGCCTCTTCTACTGTGAATGCCGGCGGCTCTGTTTTTGCGCTCCGCCGGAAGGCGTTCTTTCCGGGGCGGCAGCGTTCCAGCACGTCATCCACGCGCCAAGAGATAAGACCCTGCCGGCGCGCCTCCGTAAAGATAACGCGTGCGGTATGGGTGAGACACCTATAACCAGAGACACCAAGATGAAGACGGGTCCTGGTCTTGATGATATGCTCTTCCAACCTCTTCTCCGACCAGGCAGCAACCGGGTCGGAGTCCAAGAAGAAGCGCCTGAAATCCCGGCTGTTGCGGTCACGCGTGGCTGGCGAGATATCTCCTGACGACAGCAGCCGCTCCTGGTGCTCCGTCCAGACTTGACCAAGCGTGGTCACGGTATCCAGCCGCTGATAGTGCTCCACGATGACAGACTCCAGATCTTCCCGGGTCATGCGGTGCTTTTGCACCGTCCGTCGCCCGCCGGGTACAGGCAGACGGGTATACCAGCGGCCATCACCTCCTTGCCAAATTTTGTGAGATGCTGCGTGGTCTCGCAGTATCTTTGCTCTGTCCATAGTGTGCATATGCGCCGTAGTGTCGGTAGCGCTATTATAGCATAGGAGCGGCATGATCTGCATACAAAAAGAGCCGCCCCTCAGGACCGCTCCCGTTTGTCAGGTCATATCACATCAGAGGTCCCCGCCGCTCCGCTTGAGCCAGCGATAGTACTGCTCTGGCTCAATCCGGCAGATGCCGAAAACTCGCTCGGAAGGTATCCGACACTTACTGCGCAGGATTGAGCGCGCGCATGAGCACCGCGCCCAGAGGGTGACCGTCAGCCGATCTTCGTAGTACTCGAGCGGGAGTCCCTCCCAGTCGGACGGTGTGGACGTTGACAGCATCGACCGCGCCCGCTCCCGCGCCGCGCGCCAATCGCCCAACGCGTCCTCATCTGCATCCAGCGCGTCAAGCGTCTGCGTCAGCGTCAGTCCGCATCTTGTCATCAGTCCAGCAGCGATTTGTAGGTAAATCCGCGCGGCCCAGGAGTCACGCTCCGCCGCTGCCGGCTTTGAGATCTTCGATTCGTCGTATTTCGGCCGGGCATCTGGATACCCCGGCTCTTCATCTTCCTCTTCTTCCTCTCGCTCTTCCTCCTCTTCGTCTTCCAGTTCTTCCATCATCTGCCTGGCTTCCGCGTCGCTTGGCACCGGGCTCGGCGCTGAGACTATCTCTCCGCCTTGCAGTCCGATAGTGAGCTCTTGCATGTACACATCTTGCCACGTGTGACCGCTCTCTGATAAGCCCAGGATTTCCGCGGCCGCTTGCTGCGCGACACGATGGTGCATATCTTGTCTTGTCAGCTCCTTGCATACGCGCGCCAACATCGCGCGCACACCCTCCAAAGCGGCGGCAAGTTCTTTCGGCCGCAGCTCGATGTCTCCGTGGTACACTTTGTCCCGGTCGAGCTTGTGCACGGATAGCAGCTGCTCCATTTCAGCCTGCTCCCGTGTGTAACCCCAGTTGGCTACAAGCTCCGGCACCGGGTACACCGTCGGCAGGACATCCGACCAGTCAATCATCTCTTTTTGCTTCTCTTCTTTTTGCACGTCTCTACTCCTTTTTGCCTTTGCCTCTTTGTTCCTCCTTGCGGCCGTCTCCCCCGGCCACGTTCAGAGCATATCATGGCGGTTATTTTTTGAGATTTTTATGAGCACAGGTCCCGCACATTTTAAATTGCGTAATAAGTTATTTATACGCAATTCATCTCAGAGCCTCTCGCCCTTTCCCGTTTAAGAGGTGCCCTTCCAGGAAAAGAGGGAAGCGGAGCGCACCCTCTTTTGGCCTTTCGATCCTTTTTCCTCATGACCTTCAATCCTCTTCATATCCACCCTCTCCGTCATGCGTGCAGTCATCCCCCTGCGTCTCTTGTCCTCCTCTCACCCCATTACCACGCAGCAAGCGCCATACGCCCACTCCCTCACCTGTGCCGCGTGCTCACCCGTCTATCATACCCGTCTCCATTGCTACCCGCCAGGAAGGAAACCAGCCGACTCACAGGCAGAAACCCTCCCACATGATTAAGAAGGGAGACAGAACCACCCGCAAACAGACAAAAAAAAACAGACAAAACGCGGAAAAAGGACGGCCCCCACCACCGAAGGACAGGGGAAAGACAGAAAGAACACGGGGAAAGACTGGAAGACGGATCAGAGAGAAAGAGTCACCGCCTGAGATAGTCACCGTCTGAGATAAAAACCGGAACCCGGTTCCGGTTTTGCGTAGAAGACGGATATCGGTATCACCTATACGAGAGCCGGCTCTGGTATAGCTGATACCAAAAGCGCGAAACCATGCAAAAGGTATCACCTATACAAGACGCGCTCCACATATAGCCGATACCAAAAGCACAAAAGGTATCACCTATACCAGGACCGCCTCAGCTATAGAAGCGCCAGACTTTGCAAAAGGTATCACCTATACCAGAACAGCATCACCTATACTGGCACCATTTGTCCCGGCAGGTATCACCTATAGAAGAACCGCTTCACCGTAGCTGATACCAATGAGCACAAATTTCAGCAGCTACCCCCTCCCATGTTAATAGCAGAAAGGAGGGGATGAGATATGCTTATCCTTGTAGATACACGACAACGCCAGCCGCGTGAGATATATCACCCAGAAATCCAAGACATGCAGGAGGCGGGGCACGAAACCAGGCTCAGACGGCTCCCGTTTGGCGATTACATGACCGACGGCGTCCCTGTTGCAGTTGATACCAAGAGCGGGATGCATGAGCTGGTCTTACAGATGCAGCGGCCGGATTACCTGGCAAAACTGGTCAACGAGTGCCTGCGGGCACAGTCAGCCCGGGTGCAGCTAGTTATGCTGATCGGGCCGGCGTCTGAAGACGGATACACCGTCACCAGCATGGATGACCTGCGCGGCTGGGAGAATCCCACGCTGAAAGACCCGCGCCGGTTGAACTGGCCAGTGCAGCCGCTGACGGGAGATGAGCTGGCTGATTTAATGTCAGCCCTCTCCTTATGGACAGGCGTCAGGTGGGAGTTCTGCGGTGAGGGTGAGACGGCCGCCGCTATCGTGGACATCTTATCCCACCCGTCTTCTGTTTCTCCCGGTGTCCTGGCGCCCAGGGTCTGGAAAGACTGGGACGGCGAGCAGCTGGTGTGCAGCCGGTGTGGCTCAGTGGTCACCGATAGTGATGCCCATTGCCCAGCATGCGGGGCTCATTTTGAAGCGAAGCTGACAGACCTGGAGCCCCGATACATCATCAGATGGGCACAGATAGAAAGAGAGAAAAGAAAGCGCCCACGCCCGGTAGCAGCCGCGGGCTGAGAAGACGGATCAGGCAACAGACTAAGGCAAAAACCGGAACCCGGTTCCGGATTTGAGTAAGAAGACGGATGATGAATCAGACAAGGGAAAGGGACGGGCTGAGCGCCTGTCCCTTTTGTTGTGCGTGTTCGTGTTGGGTTGGGAGTGTGGGTGGTGGTGAAGACGGGTCAGACGGCTTCTGTGCGGCGCTCCGCCAAGATGGCCATGGCTCGGTTGTAAAAGATGACATCCTCATGCCCGCCCAAACGATCTGCAAGAAG